CCGGACCAGATGCCTGATTATGAAGAACCAGAGAAAGGTGGAGAGTCATAATGAACGCTACAAAAGATTTACTAAACGCAATTGTCTCAGGAAACAATATTGAGGCAGAAAGAATTTTTCAAGACGACATGGCAAATAGAGTGGGTAACAAACTAGAGATGCAACGTAGAGACGTTGCAAACAGTTTTGTCAAGTCACCTGTTGAGTATGTTGATCAGGAAGCTGACGTAAATGAGGAAGATTGAGGACATCTACGAACAGACAGTTCTAGAGAAGGATGAACATCGTAAGTCTAAGGAGTATCGGAAACTTTCTCCTAAGATGAAGGATGCTGTTGACGCTATTTTCAGTGTTATGGATTCCAAACCCTCAGATTTCCTAAATAGTTTTGAAAAAACAATAAAAGACGTTTCAAAACGGTTCAAAGTGTCGGAAAAAGACCTAATGTCTTACTTTGAACGAGAAATGCTAAACATTTAAGGACTAAGATATGGCTTGGGCAACACAAATTCTATCGGATAAAGACTTTGAAGTGACAGTCAAAGCAACTTGTACCGCAGCAGAGACAGAAGCAACCATTCTTGATGCATCTGCACTGGATGGTCATGATTCAAGTCCTGCACTAGATATTGTGGGTGCTGCATGGTGTACAACTGGAGGAACATTACTACTAGAGTTTGATGCAGATACAGATGATACTGCACTTGCACTTGTCGGAAACGGTAAGTTGGGATTTGCAGATGGACTACCAACTCTTGCAATCAACCCAAAGTCAACTGGATATACTGGCGATATTCGTGCAACCTCTGCTGGTGCAACGACTCTAATTCTCAAGTTAAGAAAAGTTGCTGGTTACGATAACCTAGTATAAGGATAAGAAAAATGTCTAACACGGTCAAATTGTTCTCAGAACAAGTAGAAGAAGTAGAATACATCTGCGAAGAAAAAGAAGACGGTAAGAAGAACTACAAGATTCGTGGTATCTTCATGCAATCGGATATCAAAAACCGAAATGGCCGTGTTTATCCAGAACAGGTACTTGCAAAGGAAGTTGCAAAGTACAATAAGAATTTCATCAAGGAGAATCGTGCCTTTGGTGAATTAGGTCACCCAGACGGACCAACTGTGAACCTTGAAAGAGTTTCACACATGATTACAAGTCTGGAACAAGACGGTAAGAACTTTATTGGTGAGGCAAAGATCATGTCTACACCAATGGGTGAAATCGTAAAGAATCTCATGGACGAGGGTGCTAAACTCGGCGTTTCCTCGCGTGGTATGGGTAGTCTAGAACAAAAAAATGGTGCAAACTATGTTCGCGACGACTTCTACCTCGCAACGGCGGCCGATATCGTTGCTGATCCATCCGCTCCTAATGCTTTCGTAGAAGGTATTATGGAAGGAAAAGAGTGGGTTTGGAACAACGGTGCTCTACTTGAAGCAGAATTGGTTGAGATGAAGAGGGAATTTGATGCAAAACAGGCAAGACTTGACGAATCGCGGAAAGCACTTGCATTTGCGAAGTTCCTAAAAAGATTATAATTTATAAATAAATATTAGTAATTTTATTACTGCAAAAAGGAGGCATCCTATGTCAGAACTAGAACAAACAATTGAAGAGTTGGAGGCGGAAGTCCTTGCTGAGCTTGAAGAAGCAAATGAAAGTGACCCCCAGAAAAAGGGTGCCGTCCCAGCAGAAAAGGGTGGAAAGGTCGATGGTGAAGTCCAAGATGGTGGCGCACCTGTAGTCGATCCAGAAGCCGCATCATCCCCAACAGACGTTGCAGCAAAAGGTGCAAAGGAAATTGGTGGTGATGCACAACAGAAAGGCGAGAAACCAGCCGAACCTATGAAAAAGGTCAAAAAGGTTTCAGAAGATCACGAAAGTGATGACGAGGTAATTGAAGAAGCCGCCGCCCCCCGTACAAAAATGGAAATGTTGAAGGCGATGTATTCAGAAATGGAAAATATGAAGGCAAAAGACCTCAAAGCTCAGTATGGGAAAATCATGTCCGCGATGCACCCAGAAGAGTCAGAAAATGAAGAAGACAAGGAAATGCAGGAAGAGATTAAGAAGCTCGAAGCTGCAAAGGCCGAGATTGAAGAGAAGATCAAGTCCATTAACGTCAAGGAAGACGTTGACGCTCTTGTTGAGGGTGAAGAACTCTCCGAAGACTTCAAGGCAAAGGCATCCACAATCTTCGAAGCAGCCGTTAAGTCCAAGACCCGCGAAGAAATCGCTCGTCTATATCAGGCAACAGTCGATGAGTTCGACGCAAAGCTTGAAGAAGCAAAGGATGAGATGACTGACAAAATTGATACCTATCTTAACTACGTTGTTGAGGAATGGACAAAGGAAAATGAACTCGCAATCGAGCGTGGACTCAAGGGTGAAATCGCAGAAGACTTCATCTCTGGTCTTAAGCAACTTTTCGAGGATCATTACATTGACGTTCCTGACGAGAAGTATGACGTACTAGGTGCTCAGTCTGATAAGATTGCAGAACTAGAAGAGAAGGTAAATGAGGTTCTTGAACAGAATATCGCTCTTAAAGAAAAGAACGGTTCACTTGTTCGCGAACATGTTGTCGTTGAAGTCTCTGAAGACCTAACCGACACAGAAATTGAAAAGTTCAAGTCACTTGTAGAGGATGTTGACTTCGTTGACGAAGACTCATTCCGTGCAAAACTCGACACAATCAAGGAGAACTATTTCCCCAAGGTTCGTGAAGAAGTGATCACAGAACAAGTTATTGATAATGAAGTATCTGACAGCGCAGCACAGGACATTAGTGTTAGTGACAGCATGGCTAAGTACATGACTGCAATCACAAAGACTAAGGCTCGCGCCAATAATTCATAATAAACCACTTAGATGTAATTAATTAATAAGGAGAAACAAATGTTTCAGACAGAACATCTACAAGAAAAGTGGCAGCCCGTCCTAGATCACTCTGATCTTCCAGAGATCAAAGATTCTTATAAGCGCGCTGTTACTACAATTATCCTAGAGAACCAAGAGAAGGCTCTCCGTGAGGATCGTGGCTTCCTCGCAGAAACCGCCCCTGTCAACAGCATGGGTGGTGGTCAGATGGACACATGGGACCCAATTCTAATTTCCCTAGTTCGTCGTGCAATGCCAAACCTCATTGCTTATGATGTCTGCGGTGTTCAGCCAATGACAGGTCCAACTGGTCTAATCTTTGCAATGCGTTCTTCATTCACCTCACAGGATGGTGCAGAAGCTCTCGTTGACGAAGCAATGCCAGACATTTCAAACCAGAACGCTGCTGGTACAATCGGTGGTGGCGACGTTGGTGCAACAGAGACTAACCCTGCTGTTCTTAACGACTCACCTTCCCCAGGCACATATGTCAGTGCAACTGGTATGACACGTTCACAGGCAGAAGCCCTCGGTGACAGCGCCACAAACGCTTTCGCAGAAATGGCATTCTCCATTGAGAAGTCAACTGTTACCGCTGTGTCACGCGCCCTCAAGGCCGAGTACACAATGGAACTCGCACAAGACCTTAAGGCAATCCACGGTCTTGACGCCGAGACAGAACTTTCCAACATTCTCAGCACAGAAATTCTTGCTGAAATCAACCGTGAAGTCATCCGTTCACTTTATGTGACCGCCGTTAAGGGTGCCGCAGTTAACACAACAACTGCTGGTATCTTCGACCTAGACACAGACTCAAACGGTCGTTGGTCAGTTGAGAAGTTCAAGGGTCTAATGTTCCAGATCGAGCGTGATGCTAACGCAATTGGTCAGCAGACACGTCGCGGTAAGGGTAACACAATCATCTGTTCAGCAGACGTTGCTTCTGCCCTACAGATGGCTGGTGTTCTCGATTACACCCCTGCCCTCAACAACTCACTAAACGTTGATGACACTGCCAACACATTCGCTGGTACAATGAACGGTCGTTATAAGGTATATGTTGATCCATATTCCGCTAACGTTGCTGCTTCTCAGTACTACGTTGTTGGTTACAAGGGTACATCACCTTACGACGCTGGGTTCTTCTATTGCCCATACGTTCCACTACAGATGGTCCGTGCCGTTGGTGAGAGTTCCTTCCAGCCAAAGATTGGGTTCAAGACACGCTATGGTATGGCTGCTAACCCATTCGCTGCTGCTGGTGCCGTTGCTGCTGGTGATACCGTCAATGCTGACGCTTCACTCGACGCAAACACCAACGCTTGGTATCGTCGCGTTAAAGTCACAAACCTTATGTAATAATAATAAGAAAGTTTGTGATCAAACTTGGGGAGTACTCGAAAGGGTACTCCCCTTTTTCTTATAAATACTTACATGGCAAC